GAAGTTGTGCTCCACCATATAACGACGGTGTTGCTCCAGATGCTAATTGACCTAATTCTTGAACTTGTTGAAAGAATGGTAAGTATTCAGAACCAAATTGAGCCGTTGCTACTTCAAAGAAACCATCTCCTAAGCTCTTACCAGTTCTGGCTTTTGCTGGAATTAGACTTCCAGGTAAAACTTCCATTTGTCGATATTCATCAAAATTAACAACATCTGGATCAGCAAATGTTTGACCAACTCCATGCTCTACTGTCTGCAACATCAGTGAGATCATGTCATTAGTAATATCTTGAATATTAACTAATACTTGACCGGCTGGATCTTTATGTAAATAATCAGACAATGGATCATATTCTAATGTCCAACAGTCGTCTAAATCACTAGCTTCACATCGAGCAATTGCATTATTAACTAAATGAACCAATACGCCTTCGGCGTAGAGTTCTTCAATCTCTTTTCTGATAGCTTCATCTTTAATCAGATAATAAGTGCACGGCCTAAGCCATCGTTTTCTAACTGTAACAATATTCTTTGGAAATTCACCTCTATATTGTGGTGATAATCTAGCCCACGCTTCATAATCCTCATATGTTCCAGGAGTAATTTCTACTTCTTCACCATATTCAGCATGAGCCAGTGATATTTCCCATTCCTCATCAAACTCTAATGACGGAACTTGATCTTGAGTTTTAGCATAGTTAGGAATCTTGACGTTCAATCCACCATAAACTTCAGCACAGAGTCTTGATTTAGTTTTTTCTGAAGTGCTAACTAATTTCCGTTCATACGCCGGCTCAGTCAGTAGTTCGCTGCCATCACTACTATTACAAGAAGGACACGGAGTGATATCGTCTGGATTTTCAGCTTTGCAACTAACACATCTAATTACATTCTTAGTGCTTTCTACAGTCTCATATTTATCTTCTTTATAATTGCCATACTTCTTGCTAGTTTTCTGATAATGATAACCACAAACTAATCCTTCAGTGGCCCAAATATATAATCCATGCAGCCAAAGAATAGTGGCATTATTATGTTTGAATAGTAACTTACCAACCTTATTGCCAACTTTGGCCGTTAAAACGTCAGCAATTACTTCTGCGTCATCTGGATAGCATTCAACACCTGGAATATTCACAGACATTGCTGCAATAATACTCTCTAAATAAGCTTTGAATACGTTTACATTCTTATCATAGTAAGAATTCTGATTGTCACCGGCATTCGATTGGTAATCAAACACTCTCCAATCATGAGCAATGTTATCTAAATAAACATTAGAGAATGAATTCCAATAAAGCTTTAATCGCCTCCAAAAGATCAATTGCCGCCGGCGAACAGACTCTTCCTCATTCTCATAGTGATCAACTAGAGATTTGAGAGCAGATTTTAGCTCGTCAGAAAGTTTAGATTCTTGCTTGAGATCTTCAGTCATTTTGTAAACAATTCATAACCAGCCTTTTTAGCATATTCTATAGCTGATTCTTTGGTATGCTGCGGATTCATTTTAAGAAATTTATCTAATGAAACATCACCAATTGGAGTTTTTAAGTATTGCTCGGATTTTGATTGCATTGAATTCCAATGAGTTTTAGATACAATATGTTCACCAGGCTCTAAATCTAAACTTAATTCATTGTTGCTGCCACCCAAATATTCACCTTTTGTATTAGTTACAATCCAATTCGGTAAATTATTTGGGTCATCCTCACCGTAGATAGAATGTTTATTTATTGATTTATTCTTCAACTGCTTATGTAATTCTCCCCACTCATCAACATTAATATTATTGTTACTATACATATCATCTATATAATCTTCAGTCCAATGATCTTTGAGTTTTATGGTTGGCTGATTAATCTTAACTTCTTTCTTCTTACTTGGCAAGTGATAGCCTTGCTTCTTAAATTCATCCTCGCTTAAATAGTCATAATAAGAATGCTCATTAGAATAATCTGCTGCTTCTTTTTCAGTATTAAAATATTTTGGTGCAGCATCATCACCCTTAACTTTGAATGCCACATATTTGCCTCTAACTACTGGCAAATCATTAGGATCTGCTTTATAATCATGTGGAACTTTATACATCTTTAATGGACTAGTCCCAACTTCAGGATGCAATTCCGGTCCAAGAACTTCACCGTGCTTACCATAAACAGTTCTTAATGGAGTCTTAGCGGGAAATGCCCATGATTTATTACCAACATCTAAGTAACGAATGGCATCGAATGGTGAACGATCGAATTCTTCTGCTGTTAATCTTAAATTTTCACTTAGCGTTCTAGTAGCTGGTGTTGCATCTGTTGATAATTCATTAATAGTTTTAGCATGCGAGGATTTAATGGGATTTGGCCCAAAATCACCTTTTTTAGCATTCTTAAATCTTTTAATTTCAAGTCTTCTATTCCAACTATCCATGCTTGCAAGAGCCTGCGAAAGATCATCAATATTTGGCTCAACTAAATCAAGCACATTATTGGCTTCTGGTTTGATTGGAAGTATTTGTGGTGTTACATCACGATGTGGTAATCCCCAAGGGTTCAAATAAGAACTATCTATTGTGTAATCCTCACTATCATCTATACTAATTATTCCCTTACTCCTACCCATAGCATACTTATTTCCATATTCAGCATCTTCCGCCGCATGAGTCATCCAACCTAGAACATCATATTTATCATAAACAGATGGATCAAATCGTTCAAAATTCTTTTGAGTCCCATGAAATAATCTATTAATACCTTTTTTAGCAAAAGAAGCAAATGGCAATCCTGCTAAACTGCTAACTCCTTGAGTTGCTAAATTACTCCAATCACCTGCATCGCTTCGCTCTGCACGAGGCTCGGAACCAGCTAATCCTTCAAATACTCCTGAAATAGCATCAACAACTCCCCGACCAAACTTCTTCCAGCTTGGATCTTTCTCTTGTTGTGATGCTACGTAATGATCCCAAAGCTTTTGCTTTTCAGGATCATCAAATTGTTGCTGTTGTGGCATTGTAATTATTTAGTAATTATTGCTTCCATCTGCTCAGTTGACAAATTAATCCTATCTTTATCACTTAATTCTGTAAGAATCTGGGTTTCTTTACCTTTCTCAGCACGAGACATTCTTTCCATTTCAGCTCGTCTAGCAGAGAATGTCGAACTACCTCGATGAATTGATTGTGGAAAATTAGCTGGCTCAGATCTATTTTCTTCCTTCGGAGAAGACAGCTTGATTATCTGCTCAAGTAGATTCTGCTCACGACTATTTGATAATTGTAATTGCTCTCTCAATACTACACATGACTCACACTTATTCAGTTCATAATCTTTAATCTCTGCTTCATCACGTTCAAACTTGCAATCAGCACAATGTGGATTTAAGATATGATGCAACCAAATCTTTAGATCTTTAAGCATAAATGCAAATCCAATAAAAGATGAACCAGGCTATGAATACTAAACTATAACTAACAAATCTCACCGATGAAACCTCTTAACAGCAACAATCCTATTTTCACTTTCATGCCGGCGCATAGACATATAATATGCAGTCTGATTGCCACTCATTGCTAGCCGTTTAGCCAAATTATCTTCTTTAGCAATCCTATCCATCTCTTTGCTACTCTCAATAAAAAATCTTTCAGCAGCATCTACAACATATCTAATATTGTCGTATGGATCATCTCCATCCCATTCAGCTACATCTTCAGGCTTTTTACCAGTATCATTAGGCTTAACATACTGAGCCGTCTTAATTGCATTAACAAGTTCTGGGCAATTCTCAAAAATTTGTAATCGCGGTATGTTGTTCTCGACTGACGCCGGCACAAATGAATTACGATATGCTAAGTATTCAGATTGAGATTTATTCCGCAATAACCATTGCCCAAATTCCTCATCATAATAACCAGGATCTTTCTCAACTATTGGAATTGCTTCCCAGCGTAGATATTCATGCAATAACTGCTTATTTGCTACTCGACTTCCAGGAGTGTTAGTAGTTAATTCAACTCTCCTATCAAGTGCAGATTCAATTTCATCTTGAATAGTATGGTCTTGACCACGTTCCTGCCCGGCTGATTTGCAAACTCGAATCAATCTTGGATTATCTTTATCAATAAATAACTTAGCTTCTGCTCCCCACTCACTGATATTCTTACCAATCCAAGCTTGTTCCCGATAAACATAAACACGCTTAGCCGGCGATATAGCTGAATAAGTAATGTAATTCATCGCACGCTTACCCCAATCAATGACAACCATTCGAGGCCACCATGATGGAATATCAAATGCTGGAATTACATGCAGTGCATTTGCCGGTTCATCTGAATACTTAACATCTCTAAATTCAGTAAATACTTGTCCTTCATATGCAGACCAATCACCATCTAACTTTGCTTTTTTCTCTGCTTCTGGTAATGATTGCAATCCCTGTAAATATTCAGGATCAACATACGGATTGTCATAAATCTTAGCCGGAACGAATATTCTTAAATTACCCTGAGCATTTTTAATTACTTTATTACCAGTAATACATGGCTTAATGAATCTATTAAAAACCCAAGTATGCCCAATGTTTCCAGGATTACTCGCCGATCTAACTATTTGTGGAAGACCAGAATCAATAGTTGCACGGACACGTTGTAAAGTAATATAGATATATTGATTCTGCGTGAATGATGTTAACTCATCAAATGCAGCATAATTAATCTGCATCGTATCGTAGTTATGAACATCTTTCTCTTTTTCTAAATGACCAAAGAATATCCTAGCTCCAGATGGAAATTTCCATACTTTCTTGTTCTCGTTATATACCCCACCAACTGCCGGATAGAATTCCTCACTACGTGGAATGATTTCATTCTGAAGCTCTGGAAATGTTCGGCGGAAAAATACTCCCTTAAATTTAGGCATTTCATGAAATTTATGAATTAATGGATATAGTAATAGTATGTCACTCTTGCCAGCCATCAAAGCTCCGCCATATAATGCTTCTTTAATATTATATGGAAGTGTCAAGAAAGATTCTTGCTTTGGAGTTGGTCTCCAAAACTTATCCTTTTCTGGTATTCCATTCGGACGTGGAATAGTAATGATACTAGCCATTGCTATCTATTTGGAATTAATCTTCCACCGATAAACGAACCAACTACAACAGAGAAATGTGCTAGTAAGCTAGCAACGAATGGTGGCCGGAAAATTTCATTCCATTCTGTAAACTTACTAATATCAACAGCCAATAATCCACACATAGCTCCTATCATAGTAATGAAGATAGTCCAGCCAGTGTTAGTTGGAGTCATCACTATTCCTAACTAATTCTCTACTGAGTAATCTAGACTGAAATACTCTCCACATTGTATCAACCTTAAATTCCATTACAGACATTTTGCGGATGATTAAAACTAATCCAGACAGAAATGTAATTAGTTGAATTATATTACCCAATGTAATTTCATTGGTAAAATGAATCATTTGTGTTTCCAACACTTCCATTTGCCATCATGAGTTCTGATTGCATTTATTGGTAATGGAACGCCACAAACTTCACAATATTTATCAATCTTCTTCTCAATTGGGCAGATATGCTCCAACCATTTATGATTACAATTTGGACAATTCTCATCCCAGCTCATTAACCACAATGCAAATTTTCGTAGAAATCTTTTAATTGACATATTCTTTAATCTACCAGCCAATTTCCATTCCTGCCATTGCAGAACCCGGTCTAACAACTGGAGTAGCAAATGCTGCCACTGTAGTTCCAGTTGCTGTTAATGTTTCAGCGGCTGACCCTTCATCACTTAATTTATTAGTATAAAGAGGATGATATACCAGCAATCCTCCATGTGGTCTACCCCACCAACGGGCTCTATTTACACTGGCAGCATCCCAAATACCAGGAGTAACTACTAAATTCATGATCGTTGAGGCTAAGTCACCTGAGCCAGCTCCATCTTCACCACACTTCAGTGTATCATCACCAGTACTAACTGTGACTAGTGGAGCAGTTGATGTCGTTACAGCAACAGAGACTCCATCAACCCACATTACTGGGTTATTGACCGCACTACTCCTATCATAAGTAATAGCAATATGATGTCTATCAATTGATATATCATTGGTACTTAACCATACACCAGCAGTAGTCCATGCTTGAGTGAAACGAACACGATATCCACTTGTTGTAGGTGCAAATTGAGAGACAGCCCAGCGTAAATTACCTGACCCATCCTGTGATAAGCCAGTCATAACTACGTTGTTTGCAGCTGCATTTCCAGCTCTGACTGCCCAATGACCAAATGATTTCGTGTCTACATCCATACCAGGCAGAGCATTGTTGGCGGAGAGTAAATTATCATTAGTACCATCAAAGTTCCGCGCCATTATTAGCTTTCAATTGTGTAATAGCTAACAAGAATTCTCAAAGCTCCAGTAGTTGGAACTTCTGATGTAATACGCAAATCTTCCCCATCAGCACCAATTCCCAATATACCAGAACCATCACCACGAGAAATACCTGAACCAGGAACCATACCAGGATGAGTTAATACAACTCCTGTAGTAGTTGGTGTAGTTGCAGTTGCAAATCCAACTCGTAATCCAACTCCTACTGTAGTTGCTTCATCAAGAGTAGCCTGAATTTGAGTTACAACAATAATTGTTCCAGATGATACTGTAATAATAGCAGCATTAGTCTGAGCCGCAGTGTATTCAACTTCTAATGTTACAATATTAGGATGACCACCAATTATCCATGGGATACCAGCACGATTTGCATAAATATTAGTTCTGTCTCCAGCAGCTACAGCAGTTGGATTAGCTCCATGAGCAATAGCTTTAGCACCAATCTTTAGTGGATTACTACTAGCATCTGAACCATCGTGGGCAATATCACCACCAGATGCTAATGCACCAGTAACACCTGAATTAATAGCAGTTCCACCAGCAACCTGTGTTAAATCTGCAGTTACTTTATTAGTTGTTCCTGGAGTAGTCTGGTCTATTCGAACATTACCAATAATTGCAGAACCAGCAGCTAATTTACCAATTTCATTTGTTCCAGCGCCTAATACAGTTCCAGAAGCATCAACCTTATCAGTAGCAAATACTAAATCTCTGATATCTAAATTAGTTGCACTTACCGGAACTGCTGTTGCTCTAAGTTGTGTATCAGTTAATCCACCAGTTGTAACAGTTCCACTAACTGGAACTGGAGTAGCACGTAATTCAGTATCTGTTAGTGGTCCGGTAACTGCTACCGACGATAGTGCTGTCAGTATAGATGCAAGAGTTGCTTGAGTTGCTAAAGCTGATGTATTTAAGTTAGTTCCAGCATTTGCAGTGAATGCAGTATTACCAATGGAACCACCTGCTTGGAATGGACTACCTAATGCAGTTACTACAGCCGGAGCTGAAACAACAATTGGATTAGTTACTGTTCCACCCGCTACTGGACCACCAGAAGCCGGTAATGCAATTCCAACTAATCCCTGTGCTACTGTTCCAGCACCAGTATCGTAATCTAACGCATTAAGAAGTTTAATTAATCCACGAAGCTTAGCATTAACAGTTCCACTTGCATCAGTAATTACAGCAGCATCAGCTAAAGATCCTTCAACTACATCTGCCCCATCTGCAATTGAAACAGCCGCTCCACCTGTTGGATCACCATTAGTATCAACATTGATAACAGCTAATGGATTTGAATTAGTATAATCTTTTACAGTTGCAAGTATTCCAGTATCAACACCATCTGAAAGCTGAACTACACCTCCACCGCCACCACCTCCAGAAGACATACTTCCAGACGAAGCCTCAGTTAATAGAATAGTTACTGAAGCAGTTCCTGATGTGTAAGCTGAAAATTTAGCTCTTACTATTTGCAGGCCAGCACAATTACCAATGAATATTCCATTAGCCGTTGTGCCGGTGACTATTGAAGTTCCTGGCAGTGAGACAACTTTTAATAATGCAAAATTAACACCATCAATAGAACCATAGAATGATAATGTTCCAACCCAAGTTCCCGTAACACCAAAACCTACAGTTCCTTGATTCTTACATTCTAAATCATTAACGTCAGAAGTGCTACTGAGATTGGCCATTTTCTGAATCAGATAGCTATTAAATATAAACCAGCTAAGCTAAAGCTGCTTGACCATCACAGTTGTATTACCACCAGTGCATCGAATAAATGCAGAAGCACATTCTACACCAACTGTATTAGCTCCAGTCAATGCAGCCCAATTAGTGCCATCAATAGAATGTTCAATAGCCGCTCCGGCT